GTGTTATGAAAGACACACGATCCCAGGTAACACCCTAAGTAACGTTCAAACGTTGTTTTACCTCCTTCAAGGTCATACGAGTGAACAGTCGCTCCTTTTGGGCTCGTATAAACGAGTATTGGTTTTCTCATATTTCTTTAATATTTTTTGAGCTTTTTTTCTAGATACACAGTCTTGTGCTTTAGTCTGAAGCTTTAATAATTTCCTTTCCGATTTGTTCAATACTATCTGCCATCTGTTTATAACCACTACCTACATACACTTGTCCTACGACTACGGAAACAGTGGCTATTCCCCAGAACAAATAATACCAACAAGACTTAATCTGATGTTTCTTCATGCCAGTAAGTATAATAGGTATATCCAAATATTCATACGTTGAATCTTGGTGGGAGAATAGGGGATATAAGTATTAAGAGAGGGAGTGATGTCTGAAAGACAGCATCTTCCTCTCTAAGGGGTCGGGTCCACCCTTCCCTTCCCCTGTATACATCCACGATCAAATTAAACCCAGGTGGGAGCACCTTTCTTACCGACAGCTCCTCTAGCTTTTTGTCTTTGTTCAAGGTTCATACCAAGTACCATATGATTAGCAGCTGATTGAGGATCATCTTGCCAGCTATCAAGTATGTCTTGCCAGTCTTCACGCTTACGCATCTTTACAGTTTCATAAGCTGAGATAGATAGAGCATCTGTAAAGTATTTCACTCCTTGAGCGAGGCAGTCGAGTCTATCATCATGTTTAACTGCACCTTTTTCCCGACACATACGGGACATTTGATAGAAAAGCATATAGAGAAGACGAAGTTCTGGAGCTTCATCTTTATTAGAGTTATAGTCCCAATCAATAACCTTCCTATCACATATAAGACGATGTTGATTAAGAACTGGCTCCAGAGCATCAATGATACGATCTTCTTTCCTAACATTAGCTCTAACTTCTTCTACATCAATGTTTTGTTTGGTCTGTTGTAAATGTTTCTTAAAGAGTTCACAAACTATTCCGTCTCCGAAGTTGGTTTCGACAACAAGTTTGGTAACTCCATATCTGTTACATCCTCTGAGTATATCCAACAAGGTTTGGTCAGAGTATCCGTCTCTGTAAGCACGCATTTCATGCAAGTATAAGAAGCCGTTCTTTTGGGAAATGAATGCTGCTGCTGTTTCATCTGTACCTCGTCCTGAGGGATCGACGGAACAAATGGTTTCAGTGTAAGGTGACCATTCTCCTTGGAGCTGCATAGGAGAATAAAAATAGTCTCCTGGGAGTCCCACAGTAGGGAGGTCTTTGATAACGTTTTTTGGGTCTGAGCACCATACAACTGCATCGGGAGCATCAGTAGGGTTGATACTGGTAACAACCAGGTCAGCCATCTTAAGTGGGAATTTCTCTGCATCGGATAGGGAGGTATCTAACATAAATTGGAGCATGAAGTTAGATCTTCCCATGGAAGCTTCACGCTCTATTAAATCATTATCATCAAATCTATCTGGGTCTGTACATTCACCTACTTCAGCACCCATATCTATATCCTCTTGTAGTTGAGGAGCTATAAGTCCTTCATACTGTGAGAGCTTTTTGGGGTATCTGGCTGGCCAAACCAAGGGACGATACGAACGCTCTGCCAGCTTACGATAAACAGTAAAAACAGTCTGAGGAGTCCCAAGATAAAGAATCCTAGAATCATCTTTGGGGGTAAGGATTGACTCCGCTTCAGTACAGAGTTGAAGAAGTTTTTCACGCATTAACTCCGTCATGGAGTTTCCAGGAACTTCGATATCGTCCAAAATCATTAAATCCGCGCGACTTCCGGTTAGCTGTCCAGTTATGCCCACCGACTTTACGCTTGGGGCTTGGTGAGGAGAACAGTTTACGTCGAAGCTGATGCGACTCCAGCGAGAATCGTCTGCTTTCGGTCTTAGATGATTGAGCCATTGAGTTTCAATAATAAGTTTCTGTAGGAAGATTGACATGTTATCTGCTCTCTCTTTAGAGGCAGAGATAATCATTATTTTCTTTTCAGGATCTTTAAAGAGAGTCCAGAGGACGAAGGCTCCAGTGATCCAACTCTTTCCAACTCCACGGAAAGCTTGAATCTGAAGACGTTTAGGTCCATTCTGAAGATAGTCTGCGATTGCATATTGTGCTCTAGTAGGGGACGGGAGATCAAGCTGTTCCCATAAGGCTTGTAGAAACAGCTTAAAGTCGTCTTGTAGGGCGGTTACGATATCTGTCATTTAGTTTCAAGTAATGGAAGTTTTAATTTTACATAATCTTCCCAAGTAATAGGTATATTTTGTTTTCTTAAATCTATATCTGGTAAATCCTTTAAATGTTTTCTAGCAAAATTAAGTCCACTAGATTCATCTGCTATATTTTCTGCTACATCTATGCCTTTTTGTGCTAATGATTTATAATGACCAATAGATTGACCAGTTTTTTTAATAGCAGCTTCTTTAAGTTTTAATTCTTTTTTTCGTAATATTAATAAGTCCTCAAATAAATGTTCAGCATCATACTTTTTCAAAGCAGTTCTAATAGCGTTTAAATCAGGTTTTTTATTACCATATCTAGTTAAATCATAAGCTTTTTTTCTAGCTACTTTACGAAGAGAAAACCGAGTAGCTTCACTAGCTCCTTGTTGTTTTTTTATATACCATAAATCACCATTAGGATCAACAAAACGTCCAAAGCCTTTCAATGATTTGTCTTTACTATTATAAAAATATGTGTAAGCTTTTCTAACAAAAGTTTCTGCGTCTTTCTGGATTTCAGGATTGTCGGGGAAAGTTTTTTTTATACCTTTTGGATCAGTGAAAATTTTTGTAGATTGACCAGCAGGTAGAGGTGTTTCAATTCTAGGAGTTCCCTGAGGTGGAGCTGATACTTTTGGGGAGGCATTTTCTAATTGATGACCAGATCCCATACGATTAAGAGAATCGGTTTCGTTACTTTTATTTATACCTCTTAGAGCTTCATCATGAAACTCAGCTAGTTCTACATTACTAGCATTTTTTAAATCCTCTGGATTAATAATCTTACGACCAACAGCTATATCAAGTGTATTTCTCATAGTTTGGTCAACAGTTTCTTCAACAACTTCTTTACCAACTTTTTGAGCAACTTTTTTAGAACCTGCTTTTGCCAATGGTTTTAGTAAACTACCTACTGCCATAGATCACTCCTTTTTCTTACGGTTTTTTCTTCTAGCTTTAAAGGTTTGTTGGTTTTTATGTAGATTCCATCTTTCATCATCAGTGAATGCTCCAGATTTAGCTGCAGGACTATTACGAGTTTTCTTTAACCATTCTTTTTTAGCTGTTGAATCTTTAGAAGTTGATTTAGATGGTTTAGATGATTCAGATTTAGTTGGTTTTTTCTTAAGAGCTTCGTTCTTTTTAGCTAATTCTTCTTTAGTTAAAGTACCTTTTGTACGTTTCTTATATTTGTTATATGTGATAGGAGCTTTACCTATCGTTTCAGCTACTTTACGTTGTGCTCTATATAATAAACCAGGCGGTGTATTCTTTAATATTTTAAGGAATCCTTTCCGACTTTTATCTAAATACTCTATACCCTTTTTACCTTGTTCAATTTTCTTTTTAGCACGTTTAACTGGGTTACCTATAAGTTTTCTAGCTGGTTTAGTAGCAATACCAATAGGACTGTATTTTGAAGTAGCAACACCTTTTAAGACATTCCGATATCTTCTTAATGAAGTTCTTATAGCTCCAGATTTAACCCATTTGCCTTTTTTGGAATCCCAATAATGGATTTTTCCATCAATCTTTTTTGTTTTTGCCATGAGTTTACCTGGTAGTTACGCCATATTCACGCCACTACGTTTGGCTTTCCGTGCAGCTCTGTCTGCTTCAATTTGTTTTTTAGCTTTTTTATATGCTTCAGGATTCTCTCTTCTTAATTTAGCTAAACGTGCTTGCTCTGCTTGCCACTGTTTATGACTTTCAGCAGCATTTGCCTGAGTTGTTGCGGTTAGATCCTTCTGTCGTCTCTCATAAGCACTACTTACGTGATCTTTCTTATCATATCCTTTATTATAACTCTTATCCTTTTTTGATTTCTTTTTATCTGATTTAAAAGTTTTAGCACGTTGTGTAGGAGTTGTTTTATAAGATTGACCTTTCCTTGGACCAGGTTCTTGACCTGTTACTGCTTTACGGACTCTGTTCAATCCTGATACCACTCTGTTTGGAGTGTTTGTAATAAACTTAACTCCAGGCGAATCAGCTATTTTTTTACCTATTTTTAACTTTCCTATATTTTCTCTAATTGGTTTTGTAACTTCTCCAGCTTTTTGAAAATTAGATCCAACTAAATTTTTAGTTGCTGTAAAAGCTTTAGTTGCTGGCATTTGGTCGATATATCTTTGAAAACGATTTTTTTTCTTTTTTGTTTTTGCCATGATAATAAATGCAATGTTTAAGTAATTTTTAGACGACTTCTTCTATTAATAGAAGGACTTTGAGATCGACCATTAGTTTTACTACCCTTATAATGAGCAGAATCTAATCCATCTCTATTACCGTAAGTACCGAGCTTACGATTTAATTTATTGGCAGCTAGTTTAACAGCTCTGCCATGACCTGTTTTTTGATACCGACTTTGTTGTTTCAGTCGGTTACGTCTAGCACTTGGATGAGTTCTATAATACTCAGCTGTGGACCCTGCCATACATCCTCCTTTTTACAAGTTCTGGATCTACTTTTGGCATGATACGATTTAATTTATCTAATGGATTACCATCGTAAGCAACACCACTAATATCATTATTTTTAAGCCAATCACATGCGGCTTTTAAGTCTTGAGTTGTGGCTATGCCACTTTTGATCCTTGTAAGGAACTCTTTAGTGACAAGACCATGTAACTCATTAAACTGTTGTTCTGTGGCTTTAGCCATTTAACTAAATAGTTTTTCTTTTACAATCTTTAATGCCTGATCGTCTAGTTTATTGTCAGTTCTAGCAACATAGGCTTCTAATAGGTCTACTACAAGCTTCTTTACTGAGTCTGACTTCAAGAAGGCGAATAGGATGGGCTTGATTAATACGATCATGATTTACATTTGGGTTGAGATTTATGCCATGGTTTCCACCAAGGTTTAGGTGGTTCATTACAAGCTTGGACTTTAGCTACTTCTTTTTTGTATGCAACTATAGGAATCACATCACTGCATATATGATATGTACGTGATCCAGGTATTAACATGAAACCTTTCTGTTGTAATTCAGCACAGTTTTTCATTCTGACTAATTCATAGTCAAGTTCCATCTTAGCTTGTTGTCTTGCTGCTATAGATTTACATCTTTCTACAATAGATCCATCTAGAGGAACCATAAAATTAATTTGGAATCCCCAGTTTTCAGCTACAGTATAGCTAGATTGAGTCATTGCATCATCATAAGGTGTAGTATGATTCCCCATATAGAATGGAGAGAATGTCATAGTACTACCATTACAACTAATATTTGGACCCATCACTTGTCGTGAGGGTGCTCCATTGTTTTGAAATTGTACAGCTTGGTTTGTAACGTTACCAGTAGCAGCAGCAACTGGATTTGAGGTATTCTGTACTTCTGGTTCTGCATAAGCAGGTAACCCTATTGAGAAAATACCGATAAGGAGGTAGTGGTAGCAGTAGTTTCGATTGTTCTTTCGATTTCGGTTACTTCTAGTACTTGACTTGCGGCTCTTGTTATAATTTCTAGAGAGAAATCTGAACCAGGAGTAGTCATCGTGAATACCGAATCTGAATCTGCTATACCGCCTGATGAAGTGGAGGTATGGGTTATATTGTCCCCAGACCATTTGTTCAATGCTGACCCGTAGGTTGTTATCGTTATATCCTCTTCTATATCTTGCTGTGTTGTCGTTGTTGAGTTCATCGACCCTTGGGTGAATTGAGGGGTCACCAACTCGGCTCTCGCTACCATGGGTGATGCTAGTAGGAAGAGTAATAGCCATTTGTTCATTCTTCCTTTTTTTTAGCCATAGGGCAATTTAGTTTACCTTTATCTTTATGATTACCAGTAGACAAGCCAAAAGTCGCTAATGCTCCTGTAAACACACTTGCCACGAACGTGATATCTGAGTTACCAGATTTCTTAACTACTGGGATATCTATGTAATTTAAAGTTATGATAAATCCAGACCAAACAACTACGCCAAGTCTTACGAATGTGCCTAGAATCTGGATTTGGTGTTCTTGATCTTCAGCAGCATCTTTCAGCTTTCCGAGGATTCCTTTTTTTTCTTCCGGTTTTCCTTCCATTTGTTAACTTTAGTTTGCAGTTGTTTCTGTACTTTCTTCTTAATAGGTTCAAATAAAGATTGAGTGATAGAGGTAGTCGCTACTGCCACTACTGCTGTTGTCACAGCTGTCACCACTACCGCTGTTTCCGGTATTGGCATCTGTATATCTAATACAGGTATCTGTAACTTAGGTGGTTCTGGTTGTTCTTCTGTAGTCTCCGCCTCAGTCTCTTCAGGACGCTCCAAATCAGCTGGAGGTATGATCATAGGTTTATAGGCGGGAACGTCCGCTGTAGGCGGTCTGAAGTACAACTGAGGGATATCTAGAGCCTTGGGTAGGTTAGCTCTAGGTATATCTATCATCCAGCTATTTCCATCAGAGTAAGTGTAGATGCTGATCTATAATGATTATTATCATCAGTATCATCATCTTGAACATAATTAACACCAATAGTTTGTGTACCTGTATGTCCGTTCCAAACTTTTATTCCATATGTAATAGCACTTGTTGAAGATGGAGAATAAAGATAATTAACAGGAATGCAATCACCTCTATAACCTGTTTCTGTTTTACCAGATAAACGTACTCTGCTTCCAGCTGCATCTCCTGTAGCATCTGCTATTGCTGTAGTTCCATTACATAAAATAATACCAACTCCCCAAGAACCGCCAACATTATTAGCTACAGTAACATATCCAGTTATCAATACTTTACTAGATGTTGAAGTACAAGTCATTGTAGGTGTTAAATCTGTAACTACTGCACTACTAATAGCACCTTCACCAACTGATTCACTCCAAGTATCTGTTTTAGTTTCTGATACTACTTGAATAATAGTACCAGGACAATATAATTTACCTGTAGCAACAGTTACCTTACCATCACTAGCTAATATCATATTAGCTGTACCTGAATTACTCTCATGAGCAATATTTGTTGTTTTTAATGTACTCATATTATTCTACCTGGTATGTAAGTGAGAAGATCAATTTATTACCAGCACGATCTACACCACTTTGGTCTGCACCCATAAGAGCATTGGTCATTGGACTTGTACCTAAAGAATAGTAAAGATCTACATTTGTAGTATTAGGTACTCCAATAGCTACTCCATTGCCATTCATATTTGGATAGTAACTTCCATTTAGTTCAATTCTTGCATAACCAGCACCACCACAAAGATCTCCATCTGTAACATTTTTAACTGTTGCAGGTAATCCACTAATTCTTACATTTCCAGCTGCACTTGTACTAGGCCATTCTGTAAAACAAAATACAGTACATAATTTACCCATTAATACATAATGACCAACAGCACTTGAAAAGGTTAGACCTGCTCCAGAACCATCAGTAGGAGTCCAAGTTCCTACTGTTTGTGTAAGAGGAGTTGCCCATCCTAAATTTCCACTAGCATCAGTTTTCATA